CACTGCTGGGGCGGCACAGGCTGAACGCCACTTCGGGGCGTGATGATGCCGATCCTCTCGTGGGTACATGCCCTCGTAAACCACCCTAAAGGTTTCGAGCTGGAATCTGGTCCGAGATTTAAAATGGACATTTCTTTTTTGGGGCCCTGCATACATAGATTATGCCGGCCCTTAGCCTAATGGAAGCACAAGATATTGATAATGCCTTACACTTGTCGGCCGTTGGGCATGGAACAGATACTTTGGCAGGTGATCAATCGCGGACTGGATCTAGTGATTCAGCGGGAGATAGAGGAAGAGGAACGGATGTGGCGCGCCAATCTTCACCAGCATCGTCTGAATGTAGCCCGTCTGGAGCGGAAAGCTCTTTTGAGGGGCTTTTGGAACTTTCTGATCATGAAGGCAATGAGTTTCCTTCTTTTCTTCATGGTGATCACGTGGTCACAATCCGTCCTACCGATGACTGGAGATTTCCCTTACATTCTAATCTTGTCAATGGTCGTCTTGCCTGGATGTTGGGTCGCACTCTTGCCTCTTGTCGTCCGGTCCTCTTATTCAGACGATCTGGAGTTGTTTCTGAGACTGGTCCTTTGCCAGAAGCGAGGCCGGACTTGGATGCAATTCTTACACAGCATGAGATGGGCGTTCTTGCTCCAGTCATTGGAGACCGCCTCCGTAATCCTGTTGTTCAACCTTTCCCTGACGGTACGATCATCCGTCTTGCTCACATCGGCTTCCGTGATGGTCGCCTTCAGGTACTTTTCGACGTGATTGTCGCTGGAAGCTCCCTCCCCGTTGTGGAGAGTCAAGCCGAAATCGGCGTCTTGCGTCGTGTTACCGCGCGTGTGACTGAGACCGCTTCTGTGGTCAAGTCTAAGGTGGCTGGCATCTTCCAGCCTTCTAAGGCTGTAGCTTTCCAGCCCCCTCTGAGCACTGATCCAGTCGAATCCAAGTTCACCTCGTGGCGCAAGAGGGTTGGATCTGCTCTTGACACGTCCCCCTTTTTTGCGTTGTTCGTTCGCTTGGTTCTCTACTCCTCATTTTTTGGTGGCTCCTTTGTTGGGCTAGGCTATGTTTGGACCATGTTCTATTTTGGTCCTGCCCTGGCCGTTGGTGGCTACACAATCTTGGTCACTAGTCTGGTCAAGTTCACTTCCGCGCTGTACCAGAACGTTGTTGTCAGAACCGTGCTGGGGTCAGTTCTACCCTTTGCCGGTTCAGCTGGCGTTCTTCTTCGGGAGCTCGCCCGAGCTCAGACCATGGGGATCCTAGACATAGCTGACTTGGTCACGCTCGTTATACATGGCGTGGACGTCTTTGCCACTGGAGCGACTCGGGTTACCTACGTCTTGCACCTGGCCATACGCTTTTTCCGCGTATCTGGCATTGATGTTTCCTCCATGTCCAAGTTGCACTCCAATTCTTTACAGGCGCAGGTCGGTATTGAGGATTTGACTTCAACTGCTGCCGCCATCCTTGGCGTCGGGAGTGATCGTGACACCAGAGACAAGCTCTTGATGTTCAACGCTAGGGCTAGCGCCATGCGTTCCATAGGTGCTGCGACGTCTCTCGCCGTTGAATTCTACAACTGGGTCATGGATGCTAATGACCACAAGGCTGAATTTGAACGCTACTGTACTGAGGCCACATCCGTTCTTAGAGATCCCCCCAAGTCCTACCCTCCTGCTGTTATAGATCCCCCCAAGTCCTAC